GTATGAAAGTATTAATAACAGGAGTCGCAGGTCTATTAGGGTCAAGACTCGCAGATTGGATCATAGATAATAAGCCAGAAGTAGAAGTAGTAGGTATCGATGATTTATCAGGCGGATACTTAGATAACGTAAACCCAAAGGTTAATTTCTGGCAAATGAACTTAGTAGAACATCCTATTGAGAATTGTTTTGCTACTAATGAATTTGACTATGTATTCCACTTCGCAGCTTACGCAGCAGAAGGTTTGAGTCCATTCATTAGAAGATACAACTACGACAATAACTTAGTAGCGACAGCAAGAGTTGTAAACAATTGTATTAAGTACGATGTTAAGAGATTGATCTTTACTTCTACTTTAGCTGTATATGGTCATGGTTACGGTGGTATATTCGATGAAACACAAGTACCAAAGCCAATAGATCCATACGGAGTTGCTAAGTACGCTTGTGAGATGGACATTCAAATTGCAGGTGAACAACACGGTTTAGATTGGTGTATCATTAGACCTCACAATGTATACGGTCGTAAGCAGAATATATGGGATAAGTATCGCAATGTCTTGGGTATTTGGATGTATCAACAGATGAACGGAGAACCAATGACAATCTTTGGAGACGGTACACAAACAAGAGCATTCAGTTGTATCGACGATATAGTTGAGCCGTTATGGAATTCAGCCGTAGAACCAAGAGCATCTAAAGAGATTATCAATTTAGGTGGAGTAGAAGAGTGGAGCATCAACGATGCAAACAAAGTATTAAGAGATATCATTAAATACGGAGCAGAGTATCAATACAAAGAAGGAAGACATGAGGTAAAGCACTCAATTCCTACATATCAGAAATCAGAAGACATTCTTGGTTTTAAACACAAGACTACGTTAGAAGAGGGACTATACGATATGTGGTTATGGGCACAACGTCAACCAAATAGAGAGAGATTTGTTTGGCCTTCATACGAATTAGACAAAGGCATTTATTCATTCTGGAAAAAGTAATATGATATACACTGAATTCATGTACGGTCAAGGTTTCGGTAACCAACTTGCAGTCTATGTAACTACTAGAGCTATAGCCAAAAGAAATGATTATGATTTCGGTTATACTGGATTGGAAAACTTTGGAGATAAGAGATACAATGATAAAGGCGTATATTTTATGGATATTGATTTAGGATCTCCAGTATTACCAACTAGCGAAACTTACATAGAAAAAGAAACAAGAATAAAATTAGATCATTCAGATCATGATCGTACACATGGATGTGACATACGATTAATAGACCAAGATCTATTGAATGTTGCAAATAATACGAAGGTTATGGGTATTATGCAAGGCGAAGATTATTTTTGGGATTATAGAGAAGAAGTTAAAGATTGGTTGAAAGTAAAACCAGAATTTGATTGCGTAGATTATAGTCACGATGATATATGCGTATTGAATATCAGAGACTACGAAGCAGATCCCACTCTATTCTTATCAAGAGATTATTGGGTTAAAGCAATCTATCATATGCTTAGTTTAAACCCTAACATGCAATTCCTAGTGATCACAGAGAATCCTGATATGGCAAAGAGATTGCTACCAGAATTAGCCGACAACGTATATCACTTTGATTTAGCTAAAGACTATTCTATTATTAAGAATGCAAAATGGTTAATCCTATCCAATTCAAGCTTTGCTTATTTTCCAGCATTTTGTAGTGATGCTCATCTAATTATAGCACCGAAGTATTGGTGTAGACACAACGTATCTGATGGATATTGGAGTTGTGGTTATAACATAAGTCGTAAGTTTACATACATGGATAGACAAGGCCAATTACAATCTTATACAGATGTAGCTAGAGAATTTGAATTATATAAAAAAGAAAGCAAGATATATGGCTAGAGTATTTGATGTGTTTACATTCTTTAATGAATTGGATTTATTAGAACTAAGATTAGAGATGTTAGATCCTTTTGTAGATCAGTTCGTATTAGTAGAATGCGTAGAGACTTTTTCAGGTAAACAAAAGCCTTTGTATTTTAGTCAGAATAAACAGAGATTTGAAAAGTACTTACATAAGATCCATCACCACATTACATTCACACCGCCAAAATCATTTGAAGATCTACAACAGAGAATAGTGGATGATAAGACTAGCGAATTTGAAAAACAAGTTTGCATACAAGCATTGACTACGTCTAATGTACCTAAAGGCGAATTACACTGGTTGAAAGAATTCTATCAAAAAGAATATATTAGATTGGCGATAGAAAATGCAGGAGCTCAAGAAGAAGATTTAATATTTGTAACAGACTTAGACGAGATATGGAATCCGGAATTGGACTACACAACAATAGAAGATAATAAAATATACAAGCTAAGACAACTTGCTTATTCAGGCTATATGAACATAAGATCTTCAGAAGATTGGGCCGGTACATTATTAACCAGATATACAAATATAGATGGAGCTTGTTTAAACCATCTTAGAACTCCATCAAAAACTAAGTACGAGTACGTTAACAATGCGGGTTGGCACTTCACATTTATGGGAGGAGAGAAACAAGTTAAGATGAAATTAGAAGCTTACGGTCACCAAGAGTACAACAACGATTCTGTTAAGAATAGAGTTGGAGATTTATTGGCAAACGGTCAAGACGTTTTAGGCAGAACCAATTTTAAATTTTGGTTGGACGAATCTCAATTACCAAAGTATCTACTAGATAACAAACAAAAGTATAAACAATTTTTTAGATGATAACATTCTGCATACCAAGCAAGAACAACTTAAGATACTTAAAACCTTGTATCAAATCTATTCAAGATAATTCTTATTACCCGAATCAAATCATTGTGTACGTAGATCAAGACACTGACGGAACAGTAGAATGGTTGAGAGAGAATGATATTAAGTTCATTCAAAACCACGAAGCGACTCCAAGAGGAATTGGCTTCGCTTACGATAACATGTTTCAATGGGCCGACAGAGAATATGTAATAGCATTTCACGCTGATATGATTCTTGGTCCTCATGCAGACAAACACATGATGGATATCAAAACAAAGGACAACATCGTGTGCGCCACTCGTATAGAACCACCACTACACCCAGCCGGAATAGAGAAGATAGTACAGGATTTTGGTATGTGGCCAGAAGATTTGAAGATCGAAGAGTTTAATCGGTTCGTTGAGGAAAACAAAAGCGATAAGATAACAAAAAGCATCTTCGCTCCATGGTTAATTAGAAAGGACCAACACTTAGGTCACGATCCTATATTCTTATCGGTATTTGAAGACGCGGATCTATTTAGAAGATTCAAATTACATGGTTACGATTTGATTCAATCGTGGTCCGCAATGGTATATCACTTGACTTGTAGAGGCGGACAGTTTGCACACGCAGAAAAAATGGAAGACTTTAGTAAGAAGGACGAAAGTTGGCAGAAGAATAATCAAATATCGGCTAACGAATACATTAGAAAATGGGGAGGGTTTTTAAAACAAACAGACACATTAGAACCTATACCGAATATCAAATACAATGTAGGATTAAAAATATTGAATTGTTTTAATGACGGTGTACTTGGAGTAGAACCATTCTTCGATCAGATACAATGCGAAGCGGATCCTACTAACTACATCAATAAGAATAAAGACATTTCATCTTTCGATATAGCCTCTAAGTTTGTTAGTGAGTTAACTACGGATATGATTTTAGAAGCGGACTACAAAGATATTCTTAATAATCAAGAACTTTTTAATTATATTCTGCATAACCTACCAGAATTAATCACTAATGAAGTTGAAGAACCTGGACAATATGAGTTACAAATATTCAAATTAATTGTAAGAGAGAAAAAAGAAAGTCAACCTAAATTAAAATTATGTTAACACAAGAACAAGTTACGTTAGTCGTACCATCTAGTAATAATCTAAGACACTTAAAGAATGCATATACAAGTATAAAGACTCACGCGCCTAATTGTAAAATTGTTATGTTAGACGACGGATCTACTGACGGCACGACTGAATGGTTGGCTGGAATTAGCGATGACAATATTACCGCCGTATACAGATCAGATAAAAGAGTTGGTCATACGATACTATACGATAAAGGAATCGAGTTAGCTGAAACAGAAGTGGTAGGTATCATGCACGCAGATATGATCTTAGGTCCTTATTACTTAGAGAATATGCTTAAGCATTTACAAAAAGAAACTGTAGTATGTGCAACAAGAGTAGAACCACCATTGCACCCGGCAGGCAAAGAGAAGATCATTAAAGATTTTGGTACTGACTTCGACAACTTAAACTTAGATGCATTTGAAGCGTACGTTTTAGAAGCACAACACGAGTATAAAGACTTAACAACTAATGGTATGTTTGCACCGTGGATTATATATAAAGAAGACTTCGTTGCAATGGGAGGACATGATAGACTATTCGCGCCATTCCCTTATGAAGACTCCGATATATTCCAAAGATGGATGCTACATGGATATGAACTAATCCAGTCAAGAGATGCATTTGTATATCACTTAACTTGTAGAGGACACAGATGGACAGAAGAGATTGGTAAAGACGATGATTACTTTAAGAATGCTTCAGCAAAAGCGGCAAGAAACTATATTAGAAAGTGGGGTAGCTGGATTGACAATGACGAGTATCAAAGACCAATACTAAAACCGAGGTACGATATAGGAATAGTCGTAGAAAATTGTGATGCGAACCTATTGTTATCATTAGAGCCCTGGTTCAATAACATATACGTAGATCAGTCTATAATTGCTGACTATATAGAATATGAGCAACCTAAGACAGAACTAATCCTTGAAGCTAGGGTGCGTCCAATAGAGGAACCAAAGCAGAACGATATACTTATCTACTTTGACGCAAAAGATACCGTAGACTTAAACATTGTTCCCAATATACAGGTCATCATTAGAGAATCAGTGGATGCAACAGGTACTTATGAATACAACGGATTGAAGATAGATGTATTGCAAATGGTAGATCACACAGATAAAATGATGGGCACATTCATCAAGAACGTATTCTAAATATTTATAAGATAAAAGAACAATGGCCCTTTCGCAACAACCTAGATACCCAGTAAGCTTGACAATAGATGGCAAAAAGATGCCATTCATCATACAATTTGACGTAAACGATAACCCAACCAAAATGGGTTTAAAAATGCAATTTGTCTTGACTGACGAGCCTCAAGATCCAAGAGATAAGCAGGAGTTGGCAAATAAGATATCTGTTGCCTTACAAAAAAGATTGGGAGATGCTGGAATTACAGTAGCTTACGATGATAGGAATGCTTACAAGAATGTGATAGGCTTCACTATACCTTTGACCTCAGTATCAGATATGATAATGAAGGCATTCAAAGGCGGAGAATAAAACAACCATAATCGTTATGAAAAATAATAGACCTCCTCGTGCAGTCTTTGAAAACTTAGAGACATTAAAAGCACACGACATACAAAGCTCAGAGATATTAAAGACTCTAATTAAGAACGAAGTTCCAAAATCTATAGAATACGCTATAGATAATAAGAAGACTTTTGCATCTATATTCGAAATTAACGATTCAAATTGCTACATAGAATTACATAGGAATCAATGGGTTCAAGCACTGGAAACGTGCATCATATTCTACATAGAAGAAGAGGACTACGAATCGTGTAACAAGATTACCAAACTAATAGAAAAGATAAAGAAGAAGCCGAAGAAGGTAGTCACTAAACAAAAACTATAACAATGGCAGAAGATTTCAAAGAAATACAAATAGCAGTAGACGGAATACTAAATGTTAAGTCTTATGTTAGAAGAAAAAAGAGAACTGCGTTAGACAAGAAGAAAGAGATGTTTGTACAGATGATGAATTCCATGGAGGAGATAACAGTAAGACAAGCATTGATGTATGCCGATATGGATATGGATATGTTTAAGTACGACGAGAAGTTTTTATCGATTATAGATCTAATGTATTACTTGCATTTTGGAGAGGCTTGTTCAGATATCATAGCATTTTATCTTTACGATAGACGAAATCCAGATGGTACATTGAATGCATTAGTAGATCAATCAGGTCAAGAAATAATACTAGAAACGCCTTACGATCTTTGGAGCTTAATGGTAAACCTTAATCCAAAAATACAGGACTAGTGGAAGAGAATAAAGAAAAGCCTAACTTCGCCTATCAAGGTCTTCAGATCACAGAAGATCAGATATGGGAAGCAATTAACAATACGCGTAGCAATCACGAAGCTGCGAGATGGATGAAGATCACATACATTACGTACAAGAAATACGCAAAGAAATATATAGATAGAGATACTGGTAAAACTTTGTTTGATTTTCACATGAATCAATCTGCTAAAGGCATACCAAAGAATTTTCAAGGCAGCAATTTTAAAAGAGATTTAGAAGAGATGCTCGTAGAAAAACAAGTATCGAATCCTCAAAGAATAGCAAAGCTCAAAGATCTATTAATGAAAGATGGCAGATTAGGATACTGTTGTGCTGAGTGCGGCTTTAAAGAGAGACGCATACTCGATATGAAAGTTCCTTTGCTTATTAACTTTATAAACGGTAACAAATCAGATTGGAGAATAGAAAATTTGAGATGGTTATGTTACAACTGTAGTTTCTTATTTGCAGTGGATCCATTTAGCGATCGCATTACTCGTAATATAGAATCAAAATACATACACGACGAAGATGTATTACAAGAGAACAATACGAAGTTCTACGACTTAGATCCATTTTATTTAGAACACTTACAGAGAATAGGCTACGACGATAAAGGTAACCTAAACGTAGACGATATCATAGACTACAAATAACCGTTTCCAACGCGTTATATATCAATAAAATCATAATGTGCAACTGATTGGTTTTCAGCCAGATACAACTGGTTGGTTATCAATGAGTTGCACTTTTTTGTGATATTACTCAAAAAATACATACATAACTGATTGGTTCTCTATCAAGAAGTTTCGAAAATAGTTCAATAAAACAGCTCTAGATAGCCAGAATTGTGTAGTTTTACCTATAATCAATAAATAAAAGTTATGAAAGTTAGAATTTACATTAAAAATGCTCTTACGAAAGAGATCGTTACTGACCACGTTATCACTGTCGAAGATTACGACAAAGAACTTATGTGGACAAACATGCAGTTAAATCATAAAGCATTGAGTGAATGTTTTCCAGACTGTCACGTTAATTTTGAATTCTTAGACAATCAAGATTTTATTGCAGGAGTACCTCACAATATGGAATTAGATCAAATTAAAATAGATAAAGGTGAAATGTCATGGCAAAGGTACATGAAAAAGTGGCACAACACAGACATAGAATATTCAGTAATGCCTTCATTAAATTAATTAATATGATATCAGTAATACTATTCCTATCAATTGTGTATATCGGTCACACATTAAACTTAACCGACACAGACATTAAATTCACAGACATTAAAACAAAAAAATAAGTTATGATAAAGAAAAGTTACAAAGACATGAACGGTACTTCATTTCACGGTGCCACAATCAGTGCTTCATTAGCAGATCTAATGGATATTTTAGGTGCAACACACGGTATCGGAGAAGTAAACGATAAAGTACAAAATTCGTGGGACTTAGAGTTAGAAGACGGTACTATATTTACTGTATACGATTGGAAAGAATATCGTCGTTATACGGATAAAGAAACAATCGAGTGGCACATTGGAGGTAGATCTCAAAAAGATACATTCGTAGCTCAAGACGCTTTAGTAGAAGCATTAGCTACTATCGATATTAATAAAGAAAATAAAACTAACAATATGAACAGCAAACAAAATTTATTCCAATCTGTAAAGTCCTTTATTAATTCTAAAAATGTAGGTGAGACATTCACTACTAAAGAATTTCATGAAGCAATGAAAGGTATTGAATTTGTAACAGGTTGGAAGAAGTATAGTGGTGGCGAATTTTATCGTAGCAATACATATCGTACTTACTTAAGACACTTAGGATTTGTAGAAAATCCTCAACGCGGATTGTGGAGAGTATTATGTCATGTTCCAGCATGGTTAGATAGTGGTCATGTTAATTCTTATTTAGGTTATATGTACACAGTTGAACGTATTACTTGGACTTTAGATATGGCGACTAAAAAAGAAACAAACACTCCTAATGCTGATTGGAAAATTATTTACACACCATACAAAGGTATGACTAGAGAAGAGATCGTGGCTAAGATCAATGCTTATACACTTCATAATGGTATTGTTAAGACAGTTGAAGTACCTAAAGTAGAAGAGAAAGATGCTTTAGCTGAGTATAAAAATGCGACTGCAAAGTTAGCTAAAGACTTAGCATCTGAAATTATCGGTGATGGCAAATCTCCTAATGTGTGGTTCGTTACTCAGTCACCATACTTTATGAAGTACAAAGATGGGTACGGAGAATCATTCTTATTAGATGGATTTGATGCATCAGAATATAGTGTAATGTTTGGTCCTTTCTTTAGTTACAAAGATGCATGTGCTCAGTACGACGAAATAGAATTAGAAGCATACGATGGAGTTGGTACAGTAACTATAGAAGATCGTAAGATAGGTGTGGTTAAAGAAAAGTTCTTAGAAGAGAGAATAACCGTAGACTATTCTTATAACGAAATTGACGAATCTAAATTTTATAACAATAAATAATTTAATTATGTTACACGAATACACTAGAGCTGAATTAGACAGCATGGAAACAATCGAACAAGCATGGGACGGTGATGAGTTAAAAATCGAAACCGACACTTATAAAGTTTGGTTAGTACTACGAGAGAATAGACCATACAATGGTGACTACGTAGTAGAAACATTAGTAAATGGAGGATGGGAACAGGTGTCTTATTACTTTAATTAATAAAAAATATAAACATGACTCAATCACAATTAAACAAATTGACTTTATTAGAATTATCAAAATTAAATAGAATGGTAGTAGATACCATTAAAGCAAAAAAGAAAACCGATTCAAAAGAAAAGCGTAAAGCATTCAGTATCGGTGATAAGGTAATAGTAGAACACAAGAAGACAAGTGGTAAAGTATTCATCATAAAGGATATCAGATTGACTAAAGCTACCGTACACGAAGTAGATGGATTTGGTAGATACGATGTGCCTTTGACAATGATAGGACCATACTGCTATTAATAATTAAAAACAAACTTATGTATATAGACAACTTAACAGGTATAGAATTTACCTTTAGAACTGAAGATCAATACGAAAATGCCCGCTTCGGTGGATACATAGAGAATTATAAGATCGCTAGAGTAGAAGTAACCTACGACGATGGATCTAGAATAGATGCGCCGTACCACTCATTCGAAGAATTCCAAAAATGTGTTAAGCAAATGTGGGATGCTAAAAACGTAGTAAGCGTGTTACCATATCAAGCTGATCACTATTATGATATACAAGAATATGCAGAATAATTTAAAAAACAATAATATGATACAAGATATAGAAAAAGAAATGCAGTTAATACAAGACAGAGAAAAAACAATGGCCAATCCAGAATTCCAAGCTTGGATGAAGGAACTAAATGTATCTCAATCTTACGAAGACAGATCAACCAAGATAAACGCGTACGATCTACAGATGCAGTACAATACTAAAATGTATTCTAAACTAAACTTTAACGTATAAGATATGAGATTAAGCAAGAACGATAAGACATTTATTGAGATAGTAAAAAATGGTTGTAAGAAACACAAAGTATCGTGTAAGCTTAAAGAAGTTAAGTATCTAAAACCAATTCCATCTGTAAGATGCACTGGATATTTTGACGACGAAGGCCGAACATTACAAGTAGCGATGAAGCAGAAAGATTCGTTTGAAATACTAGTACACGAATACGGTCATCTCACACAGTGGATAGATAAAGTACCTGTGTATACGAAAGCAAACAAATATCTATTTGCAGTAGACGCGTGGATATCTGGTGAAAAACTATCCGATGCTATGGTAGATGCGGCGATTCAAGGAGTTGTAGACTTAGAACTTGATAACGAGAAACGATCTGTTAAATTGATAGGTAAATATAACTTAAGCATTGACAAAGAAAGTTATGTCAAAAAAGCAAATGCTTATTTATATTTTTACCACTGGATGAGGAAGACTAGAAGATGGTGCAGTCCAAACAATCCTCCTTACAGAAACAAGAATATAGTTGCTGCGATGCCAACCACATTCAGAGGCAAGTATGATAAGTTACCAAAGAGATTTGAAAAACTATTTGAACAAGAAAATATATAAGACATGAAAATAGAATATAAAATACAAGAGATTAAACCGAAGGTATTTGCCGTGATAGTACCAGACAGATACCACAGAGCAATGTTATTCATGAGAGTACAAGAGTACTACGAATCTCCTAACCCTAAATTCAGAGGTAAGAAGAACTTTAATATATGGGAATACATAGAGTGGTACAGTAGAAAACATGGAGATAGTTTCACCTATGCATCAGATTGGGTAGGTTTTAACTTTCCTTTAGAAGTAGCTTTAAAGTGTTATGATACTTTGGAAGATATGTACACTCCTTATGACGAGATTATGAATAAGATTGTGTGGGATATATATGAAATGAACAAAGATTCTGGTAAAGCTTATATCATTGGAGTAGCTGATTTGATATCTACTACGTTTCAACACGAATTATGTCATGCATATTATCATATCAATAAGAAGTATAAGAAAGAGGTTGACGCTATCACTAAAGAGATAGACCCTAAAATATATAAAAAAATGTGTAAGAACTTAACAGATATGGGATACACAGAGCAGGTATTCAATGATGAGATTCAAGCTTACACATGCATAGATTCAGATTATTTTGAATTCAATTTCAAGATACCAGAAACCAAATTAGAAAAACTATCAAAGAAGTATAAAGTCATATATGAAAAATACATTAACCAAAAATAAAGATAAAGAGAAGCAGAGACTTAAGAAGTATGAAAAGGCAAAGAAAGAAGCCATAGCAAATTTAACAAAGACAGAAAGAAAAGCGTTAGGATTATGAGAAAGGAAAAGAACTACGTAACTAGAGCCACCGCACAGAAGATATTGGATTGGTGTTACTTCACATACGGTAGATCCAAGATAAATGGTCCGTATCCAGCTCTTGAGTTCAGAAAGCCTGATTATATTTCAGGCGACGACTACGGATACTACGACGAGATAGATCAAACCATATTTGTAAACAGAGAAATTCACCATACTTTAGAGGAACTTGTTAAGACAATTATCCACGAGTACTGGCACTACGTTAGTCACTCTATGCATGAGTATCAGATATTGGCCAAATGGTTGACTTCTGACAAGAACCCAATGGAGAAGGATGCCATCAGAATAGAGAGAAGAGACTACAAAAAATGTCTGAGATACTTAAAAAAGGAATACGATATTGGTTAACCTCAAATATTTATGTTCAGGATATGCTGATTCACGACACACTAGATAAAATAGCGGAAGAGACACAGATTCCAACCGAGATACATGAATACCTACATGTAAATAGTAGAGAAGTATGGGTTGAGACGATGGTTGGACTAATAGATACAGGTCAGATCAAAGCCTCAGCAAGACAAATTAAGGTTTTAGCAGACAACTGGGAAGATTTGTTGTGTAGGAAGTATTCAAATTTAAACTAAGATAATGACGATTTTACAGGCAACGGTTGATAGTAGTAGTATAGGTTCGGCTTTCATGCAATACGGTATATTGGGTGTATTAGCATTCTTATTAGGTTACTTTGCCTGGCAACAGTACTTAAGACTTGTTAAGAAAAACGACCAACTAGAAGAAAAGATAGACAAGCTACAAGAGCAGATGTTGAAGATACTCGTAGAAGAGAGAGACAGACTGGATACCTTGATAAGAGATAACACAGCCGCTCTACAAGAACTTCAGAAGACTATATACAAATACATGGTTAAAAGCAAGGACTAATGGAAACTAAAAGATCAGCGCTAACAAAAATGGGAGATACACTAATCAAAGCATTTGAATTGGCAGAATCTTTTAAGAACAGACAGAAAAACAAAGAGTTACCTTACGATCAAAAGTTAATGCTATTGAAAGAAGCTTTATCAACAGAATACAAACAGTGTATTGAAGGTTCTAGAATATCAGGTTTATTTGCAGCTAAGAGACAAGTGGTAGAGAAGCACATACAATTTATAAAGACAGTACAGAATAAAAAGATTTTAAACGAAGACGAAAAACAAATCATAGACACACTCATCTCAAAATACACATAAACTCCCATCTAAAGGTTATGAAACAATTGTTTACAAAAAGGTTTGCTAAGAAGATCACTATTAAACCGTGCAGCTCAGATCAAATTGGTTGCGACTATCACATGGATCTATTCGGTAAGGCATGCTCATCGTGCCCATATCAGCCATCTAATAAGACCAAATTCTTTACTTTCGCAGCTCCCAAGTCTGCTCCATTGGTCCAAAAACAAAAAGCTTAGTATATTATAGCCATTTGGTACAAAGCGTGCCAAAAGAGCCCAAAATAGGCCCTTGGGAGAGCATTGGAAACCAATCAGTTATGCATGTTAAAAAAGAATATCCATAACGCGTTGGTTCTCTATGAAGAATTTTTAAGATACTTGATAAATAATTTTTTTGTTTCAGAGGATAGTAGTACTTTTACTCTGATGCTGACAAATAAAGCATCATATATATAAATTTTTTAATATTAAATAAAAGTTATGAATACACTACAAACTACGTTGACCGCGTTACAGTCACAATTGGAATCTCAAAAAGAAGCATCTAAGTATTACTACGACAATGTCTTCACTAAAGAAGTTGCTACATTAGAAGCAAGCATCGTTGAATGGTTTTACAAATTTACTGGTGAAACTTATATAATTAAGATGCAAAGCGGCGGTGAGCAGTTACAGATATTTTCATCTGAAGAAGACGTAAAAGATATGTGGCACCACAACGCTATCACCATACATTACTACTCTAGGTACAAAGAAGAGGCTAAAGCAAAATTAAGTTTCTATTCTAAAGAAGTAGAGTATAGCGATACTAAAACTATTGCTTACTTAAAAACTTTAGGTATGGTTGCAGTTTTGTTACCTCAAATTAATTTTATGATGCCTACGTGGTTAGCTGAGTATCAACAGTACGCACAAAAACGTTACGCTACATTCGAGCAACCAATATCTCACACTGAATTTGCTATACGTAAAACAGAGGCTCAGATATTAGAAGAAGGTTTAGCTTCTTACAAGCAAGCTGGATTCAAGCACACTATATCTTCTAGTACCGTATGCGAAAGACAATATAACATTCCTTATGATGAAAAAGGCGCATACGAATTAAATATAAAACCTCAGTATTTTGATCTACAAACAGGTAGAAGTAGATACGATCATGTACGTGTGTATGCATTCGAAGTTGTAGGTCACGTTAAAAACGGTAAAGTCGAGATGAACATAAAGACTACTGCGGTAGAAGACGGATCATTCAGTCCTATAGTTGTTACTAAAGCAAGATTCGACGACTTCATTGCGATTGTATACAATTGGGAGAACTTTGATAGTATTAAATACAATGACAAGCAAACTCAAAGGTATCTTGATCACATGAGTAAATTTACTACTGTAGTAGAAGTAGCTTAATTAATAACATAAAAATAAAGTATATGAAATTGTATGCAGTTATCCTCACGACAGAGGACTATATAAACACGGTGATATTTGACAACGAAAAAGAAGCTGTAGACAGTTTCGATTGTATCGACTACAATGTCGTTGACGATTACGATAACACATTTGCTGTAGTAGCAGAACTCGATGGATTAGGTAAGGAATTTGGTTTCGGAGCAAGAGGCGACTTTCATGGCGGAAGTATTATAAAACAAAAATAAAAGTTAATGAATTATAAAGTGCATGTCTTTCAAAGTTTAGGCAATGGCAAGTTGCATCCATCTAGAACTCAGTGTGGTAGGCACCTACAAAGGAATAGTCGAGGCACATTTGTTACAAAGACTACATACTTTGTTGAACTACACAAAGAAGATCCAAAAAATGTGTGCGAAAAATGTTTAGAATGGTTATTAAATAAAAATAAAATAAAATAAAAGTTATGGGATTAGACATGTATTTGTACAAAAAAACATTCTTACACACAGGAGAATGGGTACGCGAAGATAAAAGATGCGAAGTAATAATCACAGAAGGTGGTAAGCCACATCCGTTCATCAATCCAAAAAAGATTGACTACATCGTAGAAGAAGTTGGATATTGGCGTAAAGCAAATCAGATCCATCAGTGGTTCGTAAAGAACATACAGAAAGGACAAGACGATTGTAGAGAGTACAGCGTAGACTACGAACAGTTGCGAGATCTGTTGAATGTATGCGAAGACGTATTAGACGATCATAGTAAAGCAGAGCAGTTATTACCAAGAAGCTCAGGCTTTTTCTTTGGAAGTACAGACTACGATGACTACTACTTCGAGCAAGTACAGAACACATACGATATCTTAATGAGTATTGTGTCAGCTGGAGATGCAGATACACAAGAGTACACATATCAATCAAGTTGGTAACATTTAAAATTAAAAACAGTTATGAAAACATTCAATGATTTAGAGTTCAAAAATGATGAACTGCGTGGATTAAAAGCGGCTAGAATTATATTCGATAATAGCTATGGAGCAAGCGTAGTTACAGGACCTCACACATACGGAGGAGATCGAGGACTATATGAATTAGCAGTATTAGGTAGTGACGGTAGATTGACATACGATACACCAGTAACTAGTGACGTAGAAGGTTATTTAACAGAAGAAGACGTAACAATATTATTAAAACAAATTCAAAATTTATAATTTATGTTTGAAGAAATTGAAATTGGAGACATCTACAACGAGAACGAAGAAGAGTTAATTGAAATGATCGAAGAACTTGAGAAAGAAGTTAAGTTCTATTTAGCACAAGGCAACAAGACTGCTGCTAACTTGATCAAGAAACAAATTAAGGACCTTAAAAAAGCACACTTCTAATTATGAAAACAGAAGAAACACTAACACGAGTATTGCTAGCACTTGGAGTAATAGCGCTATATGGCATCTTATTAGGTTTACCATTACAGTTATTATGGAACTGGTTAATGCCAATCGTATTCAATCTGCCGACAATAACATTTTGGCAGGCGATGGGACTTAATATCATGGCATCTATATTATTTAAAGATAACAGTATTAAAAATGACAAATAAAAAGTATTGCAAAGTATGTAACACTGAGATCCACCCAAAACGAGTGGCTCTTGGTTACTCTACCACTTGTGTTAACCATAGCACAGCAGAGAGATTCACGGGTCACCTCGTTGTAGACGGTAAGACAGATTATTCAATACAGATAATCAAAGACCCTGAGGTAGGCAAGAAGCTCAAACAACTAGCTCAGGCTTCAATAGGCTAATATTTATTAACACAAACAAGACACATGAGCTACATAAAACCACAAGACTATTCAAAACAAATAGCGAGTTTACTATCAGAAGGCATAGACACTGTAACTGGTATGGCAACAGAACCTACAATTGTAACAGTTAAAGAAGCAATCAAGAACCTTACCACGGACGATAGAGAGCAGTTAGAACAATATGCGGCGTCTTTAAAGGAGATCAAAACTGAGATGAATAAGTTGATTAACAAAGGAAAAAAAGGAAAGAAGGTGGAAGAAACTGGCGGAGATATGATGAATTTGACAATGCCAACGGAAGAGTAATATAAACAAAAACAGTTATGCAAAATTTAGTTTTCGGTATCCTATACGGGATCATCGGTCAAATAGGATCGTTCTTACAATTACAAGGCGGAATAAAATATAATTGGTATCCCAAATATTTGTGGGTGTCCATGTTAGCCGCAGTACCATTAAGTTGGTTCTATCTTTTATCAGTACAACATTTCGTTAAAGCTTTCGATGGCGATATATGGCCAAGTAGATTGCTTGGATTTTCTATAGGCATCATCATGTTTACTTTACTCAGTGCTATTATGTTTAGAGAGCCATTCACACTGAAAACTATAGTATGTTTGCTACTCGGTTTTTCTATCGTAGCAATTCAGGTACTTTGGAGATAGATTTTATTAGCATTATTTATTAGATTAAATTTACTTATGAAAACGGTTATAATAGGAGACGTGCACGGTAGAGATCAATGGAAACAGATCGTAGCGCAAGAGAAGGACGCAGATAGATTTGTATTCTTAGGTGACTACTTCGATTCGTTTGATATTTCTGCTGTAGAACAGATGCACAACTTTAAAGAGATCGTGGAGTTTAAACAAACTATCGGCGAAGAAGTTATCATGCTAATAGGTAACCACGATTATCACTATTTTCCTGAGATGGGCGACAGCTCTACATCTGGTTACCAAACACGAATGGCTGTGGTAATTAAACAATTGATTGGAGAAAACAGAGAACATCTACAAGTTGCACATAGAATTGGAAAATTTGTATTCAGCCACGCAGGAATTAGTAGCGAGTGGTTAGACGATACTATTATAGATTGGACAGAAGAGAATATGGTCGATAAGATTAACGAGTTGTTTAAGTATACACCACTATCTTTAGACTATAGATCTTTTAAAATGTTCAGCGCAACAGAATGGGCTGGAGCAAGTGGTTATGGCAACGAAACATATCAAGGACCGATGTGGATAAGACCTAAAGCTTTAATGGAGGCCAATAAGAAAACACTACGTAATAAGATTATTCAAGTGGTTGGTCACACATATCAAAACGAGATAGACAAGGAAGGTAAGGCAACAGGTGGTAGATATTATTTCGTTGACGTACAAGAAACAAGTCAAGAGTATATGATCATTACAGATGGTCAGATATCATTTAATAAAACAAAAAAATAAAAGTTATGCCAAGTATTTTAGTAAACGTAGACACAGAGATTGACGTTGACGTAGAAGTTAAAGATTTTTTAGAAGATTGTGACACTTCAGAAATTGATGAAGTCATAGATTGGTTAAAAGATAACAAACACATAAAAGATACACATATAGATAGACAAGTATGTGCCACTGAATTAGAATTCATAGAAGCATTAGATAAGTTGTGCACAAAATGGAATGCACTATCTAAAGAAGAAGAGGCATTTATAGTAAACTTAGCAAAAAGGTTTTAATTTATGGCCACTGTAATAGAACTCACAGACAAGATAGAAGATCTATTCACTAAGACGCCTGATAAGAGGAAGAAGGCAGAGTATATAGAGTGGAAAGACACCATAAACAAAGTCATACAAGATTGCAATAAATTGTGTAAATTTAAAATGTACGACATAATAAAGAAATGAAGAAAATAATATTCTGTTTGCCAGGTAGAGAGTTCAGCGGTAGGTTCCTTCAGTGTTGGACCGAATTAGTATATGCTTGCTTACAGAATGGTATACAACCCATCATGTCGCAACACTACTCGCCTCTGTTATACTATGTACGTAACATGTGTTTAGGAGGTAACAATATATCAGGCGTGGATCAGAAACCATTTCAAGGCGAAGTAGATTACGACTATATAATGTGGATAGATTCAGATATTGTATTTAGTCCAGACCAATTCTTTAAGTTAGTAGATAACGACAAAGATATAGCAAGTGGATTGTACATGATGCAAGATAATACTAACTACGCAACTGTAGAAACGTGGGATAATGACTTCTTTAAAAAGAACGGTCACTTCCAATTTGTAGATAGAGAGATATTAAGTACAAAGAAGAAGCCATTTGTAGTAGATTATACTGGATTCGGATGGATGCTAATGAAGAAAGGCGTGTTTGAATCTTTACAGTATCCATGGTTCCAACCAATATGGAAAGAATACGAGATAGATGGTAAGATCATAAGAGACTTTACAATGGAAGACGTAGCGTTCTGTCATATGATCAAAGAGAAAGGCTACAATATATGGATCGATCCAACGGTTGTAGTAGGCCACGAGAAGATGATGGTATTATAATTAGTAACAATAAAACATGGACAACATGAAGTGTTTAAAAAACAAAAAAACAGGAAACATCATTAGAGTATCTGACGTACAAGCTAGACAAATGGAAGGTAGTCAGTGGTCTTACGTACCAAAATCTGATTGGAAATCTCAAGAGAGACCAGTTAAAAAAGAAGTTAAGAATGAAGAAGCTTAAAGCAATTTGGCATGAAATCATCGAGAGATGGTTCTTGCTTACTTTCTACGGCGAGAGAATGGAAAGAGAGAGACTGCAGATATTAGCTGAGCTAGTGAAAAGAAAAGACACCTTATGGAAGAACATTCCTACAGGAGGCACAAGAACTTTTAAAGAGATTATTAGTTTAAAAGAACCTAGCACAAAGGAGTTAATAAAAGAATACGAAAAAGAAAGTCCAGTAATTCAAGACGCTCTATACGAAGCATATAAAAATATTCAACAAAAAGAAAAAGAAAATGGCAACAGCGAAAAAACCATCAACAAAGAGAGCAACTAAAAAAGCAGAACCTATCGAAGCCAACGTTATTAATATGGGTCAGACTAAAGAACCTATTTGGTATCCTATCGATTGGGAAAAAGTAAAGACTATAGAAGACGTAAAGGTTATCTTAGAAAACATGGGTTTAGGATGCTACGATAATGCACCGGCTTATGAGGTTCTAAAGAAGTATTGCTTTAGTAGATACGTTAAAATAGTTCAGTAATGACTAAGGAAGAAGCCCAATTTGTCAACAAACTATGCGAAAGTAACTCTACAACATGGACAAAGTTACACATAGAATATCAGAAGCAGTTCGTTGATCCATCTCTGTGGTATCAATCTCCTTCAGGCTACCAAAAAGATACTCCATTACCACACGGAAATCAAATAGATGGTAGTGAATTATGTAAAGAGGCAGAAAAGATATTAAACAAAATATAGAAATTATGTTGTATATTGCAATAGGATTGATCGGTACGTGGATATGGATAGCCTACGAAGTTAAGTGTGCTCCATACTACGATGAAGATACCAAGACTTTCTACAAGAAACCAAAAAAATAAAAGTTATGAATTTAGGATACGCGTGCATCAATATGACCATGCAGAAAGAGGTTAGTACGAATAGAACAATGATGAAACGCACATTCGAAGCCAAAGGAATGGACTACGTCTCTGATTTGGCGGTCCTAAATTCTAGAGATATCATTAAGATACTAGAGTGGAACATACAACACGGAATCAAATTGTTTAGAATATCGTCTAGCATAATTCCATGGGGAAATAACATAGACATAACTCAACTAAAGGACTACGAAGAGATCAAGTCAGAACTAAAAAAGGCTGGAGACTTTGCTAAACTTTGGGATATTAGAATCACGTGCCATCCAGGTCCATTCGTAGTACTTACTTCACCAAAGGATAGCGTAGTCGATAATGCTATATCAGATTTAGAAATGCACGCTAAGCTATTCGATATGATGGGTCTTTCTAAAACTCCATACAACAAGATCAATATACATTGTAATGGAGTATACGGAGACAAGATCACTGCTATGGATAGATTCTGCGAAAACTTTAACAGACTTTCTGAATCTGTACGCAGTAGATTGACAGTAGAGAACGACGATAAAGCATCTATGTACTCAGTTAAAGATCTAATGTACATTCATAACAAGATAGGTATTCCCATTGTATTCGACTACCACCACCACCAATTTTGTACTGGAGATATGACTGAGCAAGAAGCCTTATTGTTGGCATCAACAACTTGGCCAAAAGACATACGACCTATCGTACACTATTCAGAATCAAAAGCACTACACGAAAACGACAATAAACAAAAACCTCAAGCTCACTCAGAATATATCAATGCACTTCCCAATACTTATGGAATAGAAGTAGATTGTATGGTTGAAGCAAAAGCAAAAGAATTAGCAATACTACCCTTTTTATAATATGGAAAATAAGATAAACGAAAAGCAACAGAAAGAATTACAGCAAACAATAGACACACTCAAGAAAACCTTAGGAGATCTTGATGGTATGACTAGTCTATTAGAAGATATGAAAAACATATCCGAAAAACTAAAGTTCTTGGACGATATAGACGAGAACTCTGATCCCGAAGAGGCGCTAAACAAGATGAAGGAAGTGTTCGAACAAGAAGACAAGCCAGAGGAGGGAGAAGGTTTAATTTAACATATTTATCCTAGATGGCAGACAGACCTAGACTAAATATAACATCTAAACAGAAATTTGATTTAAAAAATGCAATTGCTGATTTTCAATCTAATCAAGGTGGCAACGTAAGCTTTATAGAACCAGGTATCAAAACAGTAGGAGTCTCTGTCACTCCATCAATCTCAATTTCTATTACTCCTTCTGTTACACCAAGCGTGTCTAGAACGCCTAGTGTATCAGTTACTCCTTCAATTAGTGTAACTCCCAGCACTTCTATATCTAATACTCCTTCAGTTACAGTAAGCTTAACTCCGTCAGTTAGTATTACGCCATCTGTTACCGTCTCAACAACTCCGTCTGTAACTATAAGTAGAACTCCTTCTACCTCAGTTACGCCGTCGATATCAGTTACGCCGTCGATATCAGTTACGAATAGTATATCTGTTACTCCTCAAGTATCCGCAACTCCAGCCGTAACTCCAACAGTTACACCTTCTACATCTATTACAGCAACGCCTAGTTATACACCTACACCCACTGCAACACCATCTCCAACTCCTAGCATAACTCCTTCTTCTAGTGGATCTGGTGGAATTGTAACTTCAGGACTGGTATTCAACCTAGCATCAGCACCAACTTCAGGAACAACATGGACTGATGCAACTGGTAATGGATACAACGCAACGTTGAATGGAGCTTCTTCTTATACATCTTCATTCTCAGGCGGTATACAATTAGCAAACGCCAATAATTCCTCAGAAGAAACTGGATATATTAGTGTGCCTTATAATATTACTAGTAGTGCAGTAACAGTAGAAATGGTTGCTTCGTTCAATCCTACTGATTATTGGGGAGCAATATGGGGTAATGAAGTTTATAACTCTGACTCTGGCTACTTCGCTTACATGGATAGTGCAACATCAATAAATTATGGTAAGTCAACTTCTGAGTCCTCAGAAACTGTAACAGCTAGCGATGCAGTAAGACATTGGGTATTTGTTATAAACGGAACTAGTCATAGCTTGTATTTAAATGGTATTCAAGTTGGTACTACAGACACAGTGAGTATTCAAACTCTATTTGCATCTAATAATTTCTATTTTGGTGCAAGACACACTAATGCAGGTACAGGATTCACAGACGTATTGAATAACTCTACAGCGGCATTCTACCCAGCATTTTATCAAATGCGTGTATACGGTAGAGGATTATCGTCAGGAGAAATCACTCAAAACTTTAATGCAATAAAGGGAACTTACGGACTTTAAACTTTTATTTTACTGGCAAAAAAGGATTCTGTATATTTGATCTATGACTAAGAGCAAAATCATAGAACAGATCAGATACTGGAAAGAAGTGTTCCAACCCGTTAATAACATGGGCAAGTGGTACGCGTCAATAAGAGTACAGAAATTGACCGAGCAATTAGACAAACGTAGTAAGAAATTAAACAAGAAGAATGACAAATAGAAGAGACTTCCTCAAGTCTAGCTTGTTCTCAGCTATCGCACTCGCGCTCCCGATCAGTGCCAAACCCGAGAGCATAGTAAATACAAAGGTTGAACCCGATAGAGCATTCTACACAAACGGAGTAGAGAGGATGAGGATATACAGCAACGGTAATGTAGGAATCGGAACTATCATGCCACCATACGAATTAAAACTAAGCATATAATGGAAGAGATTAACATTCAGGAGTGGGACAACTTACAACCCGACCCGATAAGCGACAAAACAAAAGTAGAATTAGCCTTAATAGATCTATACAATAGATTAGCGATTCAGATCCCGACCAATCATCAAGCCATATTGGACGAGTTAGCAGAAAAGTTACTATCGCAAGAAGCCTCACTCACAGTCAAACAAGTTGACAGTTCCCTAGAGTCTTCAATACGCGACACAAAACTAAGGGTAGAAGCGAACAGTCCTTACAACGACGGTTGGACCAAGGAGTTCTACGAGAAAGAATTGAAACGCTACAACGCAGGGACCAAAGAGTGGCCTATCGAACGCACCAAGAACGAGCAAGACTACATGTACAATTGGATACGCGAGAAGAGTGGTAGGGTCAAGCTAGACTAAGGACTTATATTTCCTTGATAGACAAGAATCGTGTATATTTGATAACAAACAACAACTAAAGTTATGAGAAACAGGTACGAAATGAACCCATTATCCATGATCGATGGTGGAAGCCGCATCAAAATTACATTCAAGAACGGAGTAGAAAAGCACTACGAGAACATTAAGGACGTAAGCGCATACGTAGCGAAAGTGTTGAGTGAAAGCGACTACATGATCGAGAAGATTGATATGGAGAAGGAAGTGGTAACAAAAGAGTGGAAGACTCTATTTGGCAGAAAACGTTTCACCCAAGACCTTATCTAATAGTATGACAAGAGAAGAGTTTAACCACAAATACAAGCAGTGGATACCGGAAGGGTGGTCAGGACTAGACTTCGATATACCAGAGGTGACCGAGTACATGGACCAAATAATGCAAGACATGATCCTAATACCAGGTTTTGAACTGCACCAAATCAAGATGAAATTCAATTGGCCAAGGTTCTACTTTACTACCAGCTTCAAGAACAAGGAGACCGAGTTAGCAATAGCAGTAAAGGTACAAGAGGAGATAAGCAAGCTCGTTAAGCCGAAACCTAATACGCATTGGATCTAAAACATATTTATTTAGAAACCTACCATGACAATCATAAGCAAGAACCACACAGAAAGAACCTTTTACGACGTAACGGACAACAGTATGCAATACACTGTCATAAAGTCCAGTATTAACGAAGCCGCAGTAGAGTGGATGGCAGTAAAATACGGACCCTACGAAAACATTACAAGCACAGAGTTAGGACAGAGTTTGATCGCTTACTGTCAAGCCAATCCATAAGAATAGAAACAATCAGTTATGACACCACAAGAGAAAGCCGTAGGTTTGGTCGACGAGTTCTACCAACACACAAACACCAATTCAAGAGAGAGTGCCAAAGCCTGCGCAAGAATACTAGCAAAGGAGGTAATCTTAAAACTAAAGTTCAACAAGGTCATGAAGGTCGTAGTGGATTATTGGGAAGACGTGTTACTAGAGATAGATCGTGTACCAGCATTTAAACAAGAGTTATGATACCAACACCAGAAGAGAAAGCCAAACAGTTATATAGAGACGCGTACATGAGATGGTCGTACGAGCCTAGCTACGACAAGAACTACCTAATGGCAAAAGCAATAGCCGATTTTGTGTGCGATGAAGTATTAGGTTACATGGGAGCAGACCGAGGACATCAATATTGGACAGAAGTAAAGGCAGAAGTACAGAAGCTATGATAAAGAGATTGAGCAGCAAGAGCACCAAGAAGTTAATCAGAATCCTAGACAGCAGAGATAAACAGGTATGGAGAGGGTCATACAGGACTAGAGGAGCATTTACAAGAAGGCTATCATTAACATTAATAAGAATAGAGATATGATACAGAACCTAGTAGTAGCAGTATTAGCAATGTGTCTGGTGATTATAGCGCTATTAGTAATGGAGCACAGACAAGAGTCACGAAAGGCGAAGCGTGAGACTGCAAAGAGAAAAGATTAGATTTGTGGTTTTTTATTTAATTAATATGCCCTGACGTTTCTACGTTGGGTTTTTTTATGTGTGTACTGGAAAGATCGTAAGAGTGTAGTAAAAAGCGGGTGGTAAAAAGTGTCAATTTGTGTTAAAAAGTGTTAATCCTAGAGAGTAGATCTCCGGATCCAATGCCCCCATGGTGTGGAACTTATAAATATCTCCCAATCTAACACCCGCATTCCAGAAATCTGTATATCCACCCAAACGCATACCAATCAGCATTCCCAATACAAAACTGACCTGCAGCGCGTACGAGACGATAAAGTATACGGTGCAAGTGCTTGGAAATGAGCAGATTGTTCTGCGTAGAACACTTGCAGAACTAATGTTCCATGCAGAACACTGGTTACCAATCAGTTGTGCAACGCGTTGGTTATCTATCGAGAAGTTTTAAAATAGTTGCTAAAAGATTTTTTTGGTAAGCTAGAAAGCAGTACTTTTACTATGGTTGCAGCCCATCCTATTAACCGCTCAACCCATTGAAAACCAATTAGTTATGAGAAAAATGATACAATCCAATGCCAGCGTAAGTTTCAACGCAGTAGTAACCTATACAGATATCTTGGGCACCAAGCACAATATCTCTTGTAGAACACGTAACCAGATCAAGCAGGCCAACAGTTTCTTATCTATGTTCAAGCGCGAAGGCACCACCATCAAAGCTTTGGCAGCACAGTACAACGTTAAGAACGGAAAGTTCCAGAACGTAAGCAGGTTAATATCTGACATCGTTATGGTTGGTTTTACGAAAGAAGCTGCACGCAAGATCGTTGCATCCTCTCTATAATCCAAGCGGGCATTAGTTATTAAGTAAACAAATAAAAGTTATATATGAATCAAGAATTAGAAACTGCGCATGAGTCGCACGAAATGTTTTTATCAAGAAGAAGCAACACAATGGCAGGTATCATTGGATTGCTGAGTAGTAGATTAGAGATCATTAACATGAACCTGAGATTTGACATGCAGTATGACACAATGACAGCTGACCAATGGCTCAGAACTGTAAAGCAGTCAAGAATGGAGATACTAGAGTGTTTGATCAAGTACCAACAACTTTGGGCAATGATGCAAGACTACAAAGAGGGTGACTATGGTCTGTCTATGTACGAGGACAAGATGAAGGAGTACACCACGGAATTAGAGGCACTTAAAACTTTAGCTTTATAATATCGCCAGAATTGGTTATATTTACCTATATTCGTTAATCAAAAACAATCAACATGAGCACAAACTCAAACAGACCAAGTAGCTACACTAAGTTAAGCTACATCCAGAAAGTAAGCCGTATCAACCGCAAATTGCGTAACGGTGACATTACAAACGTAGCTGAAACTACAGGTTTCTCTACAACTCACGTATCTGACGTGATTGCTGGTAAGTACTTCAACGACAAGATCGTTAACGAAGCTTACGACGTAACTCGTGGACGTATCAGCAATGCAGTTAAGTTATCTAGCTTAATGGCATAATCTACTAGAAGGGCTCAGGAGTATGAGTCGGTACTGCGCGGTATTACACAAGCGAAAGCCGTAGTGAAACTGAGCCCTTCTTTTCTTTGTATCCAATTACATCAATATATTAAATAAAAGTTATGACTAAATCAATCGAGACGATCTCATTAGAGCGCGCAAAGACAATGGCACCAGCAATCTTCGCTACGGAGCCTGCTTCTTACATCAATCAGAAGCTATACACATTCACACCAACTACAGGTATCATTGATCAGATGAACGGCCAAGGCTGGCAACTGACAAAGGTACAGCAGTCCCAATCCAAGTCTGCATTACGTAAGGACTACGGTATCCATATCGTTAGGTTCCAACACCCCGACATCTACATCAAAGACGAGAACGGTGGCGTAGAGGCAAGACCTGAGATAGTAGTAATTAACTCACACGACGGTACAAAGCCACTACAGTTCGAAGCAGGTCTATTCAGATTGGTATGCGAGAACGGCTTGGTGCTTAAGACGCAAGACTTTGGTGGCTTCAAAGAGAGACACACCAAGTTTACCTTAGACAGTTTAAAGGAGAAGATAGAAGAGAAGATGAGCATCATGAACAAGACAGTAGGTACAATCTCCAGATGGGCAGGCAAGGACATGTCAGCGGCAGAGAGAAGAGCATTCGCTACAGAAGCATTGAAGTTAAGAATCTCAACAGACAGAACGCCCGAGGAGTACGAGATCATGGAGATATTGAACCCAAGAAGAGACGCAGACAAGGCAAACACCTTATGGCACACCTTTAACCGTGTACAAGAGAACCTGATCAAAGGAGGCTATCAGATGAACAACAGAACAGCAAGAGCCATCACCAATCCTATGGAGGACATGGTTCTGAATCAAGGCCTATGGCAGATCGCTGACCGCTTCGTTGCGGCATAAGACCCAATTGGATTGCAAGTCGGTCGCTAGTAGAATAATTCGAACGCTAGCGACCAACTAGCGTCCCGCCAATGTCCTAATTATCGGAGGTAGCGAAGTGCTAGGGGGGCCCCTAGTCCCTTGGTCCGTCACCGAGAATTCCCCGGTTTTCACATTGTTAAAAGTATAAATACAAATATATGTCACCATTTACGCAAGAACAGATCAATAGCTACATTGAATTAGCTGCTTTAAAAACAGCTACAGAATTGGCACTAGAGGACGGGGAAGATTTTAATCCTGCCGATATTGGAAATTACGACGACGTATACGACAGAGGACTTTTGGACGCTCAAATTGAGAACGCTAGATTCATTTTAAATCTATTTAAACTGTAATATATGATCAAGCAAGACTTATTAGACATCGTGACCAAAGAAATAACCAGATTCGAGGTTATAGATCATACTAGCAAGAAGAGAGGTCGCATAGTAGTCGAGTACAATATCAATGTTGAACTATCCCTACAGGACGAGAACCGGACATTGAAAGTATTCTTAACGGATAAAAAATAATTTATAATATAAAAAACAAATAAAATGCAAGAATTAAATTTCGTGGTAGTAGAAGCAAACACAGTAAGTGAATTGGAAAAGAAGGTCAACGATCGTATGGCTTTTGGTTACGTAATTACCAACACGCCGTTAGTGATTGACAAGAGTAGCAGAGGAGAAATCTCTTTCTTTCAGACAATGGTAAAATCCAAGTAATATGTTAGACCTACTAATAGATCTCATGGTTAACATCAGTGCCATGGGTAAAGTGTCATCAAGACAGGACACCTTAAGGTATATCCATGAGTGCGAAGAGAGTTTAAAAGCAATTCAATTCAGGCTGCAGAATATCAAACAGCGCACTATGGCCGACACCCCGGAGGATATCCAATTTCCGTAATTACCCCAAAAATTAAATATAAATTTACATGAAGAAAGCTTTAAAGTACCTTACGCTAGCATTAATCGCAGGAAACTATTTGTTGTGCCTGTTTAACCTATTACGTGGAGAGTTCACGCACGCTCTAAACGAGTTCACTATCGGGACCTTATTCTTGTACGTGTTACTAAACGAAAATTCAAAATCGTAACCATGTATGAACCAACAAACCAGCAAGGAGGACCAACTAATGATCGAAATGATCCTAGTGGAAGCGGACGCGTGGGGCTTGAGATGGGAAGTGGAGAGAGACGCCAAGCAATACCTAGAGGAGCAAACGGCAAACGACGCGGTGGAGGCCTACATTTGGGCCTACGAGGAGTGGATCAAGTAG